TGACCACCACCAGCAGTCACAGGATACATCACCTGAGCCCAAGGAAGTTGATCATTAGGAATAGTTGTGCTATCACCATTCTCATCTTCATCCTTATCATGAAGACCCATAATCCTTACTTTATATCTAAACCCCCATCCAGGAATGTCACTAGGTTCTTTAAACCTAGATGCTTCTTGATTGCCACGCCAATTTTCGGAGGGAGCAATTTGGCCAACCCACCATAAGAAATGACTTCCCAGAAATCCTGGATTAAAAAGTGCTCCCTCCATAAATTACTCGTCGTATACTCTACACTCTAATGAATCGGGATGATTATCACAATACACTTCAAGATGTTGATCCTGATGCCGTGTGTGCCAATCATTTATCTTAGCACCACCTGGATTCTCTTCATTCTCCTCATGATCATGGAAAGCATCGTTGTGCATCTTTAAATCTTCTTCAGTGTATTCAATCATACCATGATTGACATGCTCTTTATGATCCTTTGGATCAATATAAGACTCATGATTTAAATCATGTTCTGGAATTTTAGTTGTCATAATAGATTACCTGCTATTAGGATTGATTCTTCCGAAAGAATCTCTTACTAAATTTAGTTTAGTAAAAGTATGTTCGGATGTCATATAGTGACACAGATCAGCTATAATATATAGTCCTCCCGATTCCATGTCAACATCATCTGACCTTTGTGTCTCTATTGATGGGAAATCAACAAAAATAGCATCACCTGCATGTAAATCAAAGTCACCAACAATAGTAATAGTTTCCACTACAGTGAACAATTGATTATACCTACGAATAGCCTGATTCAATACAGTTTGAGATTCAAAATTCTGTGTTGCGTTACTCTCAATCTGCTCTTCAGTATCACCAGTAGGAAGTGACCCTGTATCATACAACATGAATGTAGTACGAGTTGCATTCTTTGGATCATCAAATTCAAAAGTATCATTTAACTGAGGAAGAGTTGTTCCTGCAATTTTTATTCCATCTTTATCCTCAGTCTCTTTAGCTGTTTGTTCAAATGTTCTATATGCACAATTGAATGGATCAAATACAACTAACTTAGTTTGGTATGCACCCATCTTTAACTTCTCTTGTGCATCAGGTGTCTTATTAATTGAACTATGTTCTAATATTTTTCCATCATACCCTGCAGGAACTGCTCCTGTCGATTGAGTATAGATAAACTTTCTCTTCCACTTCTTACCATTATCATATTCCTGTCCGAAGAATGTATCTATAGATCTAAAATAATATCCTTCAGAAGTTTCATAGAAAAGAAAACCAGCAGTGTCTCCAGGTTTTCCATCCTTAGATGGAATGCCAAACCTTGATAACCAATTTAAAGTATAGAAGGCCTTACGACCATTACCAATAAAATTATAATTATTACTTGTCTCATCTATCTTTAATTCTTTTTCACACTTTAAAAAATCTTTAAAGATTGCCTCAATATGATCGGATATCCTCCCATCAAATCTAATGTTTATACGAGAACTCCCTTGCTCATTACGAATTGCTTCTTGAGAAACAAGTCTCAAATTAATCATTGATCTATTAGATTCTTCGATAAAAGGAGTTACCTTATTAACATACAATGCATTCTTCTCTTTAGGAGTAAAGTGAATAACATTTCCATGATTATCTTCAAACTTTAATTCAACTTCCTCCGTCCCCACTAAAGGTAAACCTTCTCTTACAGACTTACCATCAATAGCATTACCTGTATCAACAAATGTATAAGATACTTTAACCGAATCTAAAGTAATACTCTCATAATATTGTAGTCGAATAAAACCATTGATCACACTAACAGATTTTCCTGTACTGTTAGATGTGATCTCAACCTTATGTGGAACAGATGGTTCCGCATCTCGTATTGTAAGTGGAGTAGCAGTCATACTTATTACCTCTTAATTATATTTAACCCTTATACAATATATCAAAGGAGTTATCACCTCCTCCACCAGAAGAATTGGACATACTTAATGAATGATTGTTTTGTTCTGGCATAAAAGGAGTAGTAACAGATACTGGTAAAGCAATTGCAGGTTGAGAACCACCTATTTCATAAGGTGCATAATCTTTAATAGCCTTTATCACACCTTCACGAGTACTTGCTGCATTAATAGCAAGTAACATATCCTTTGCATGTACAGCACTATTTCCATCAACAACTATCTCACCAGCATGTAAATCGTATGTTGAGTCTCTAGAAATCCATCCACCCAAACGTTTTTTCTCATTAGATCCTTCATTACCCTTCTCCTTATTTCTATTATATACCTCCTCTTCCATCTTTGCTTGTGCATCATGATGACCAAAAATATTTCCCCATGAACCAGCTTCCCCACCACCTATTACTCCATTGGTTAAGAAACTAAAAACTTTTCTAAATGCTTCTCGAATTCTGGAGTCAAACTTCGCAAGATTTTCTTTCTGTTTTGCCTTTCCTGCTTCATCAAGGAAAGGATATCTTATTAACTCTATCAAATATCTAAATGGTGTTCCAATAATATCCAATAGAACACCAATAGGGCCAAAAACACCATTAAGTAACTTCATTATAATCCATCCAAGACCCCAACCTGCTTTTGGAATAATATCCCAAGGTTTCAACCATGATAACTCTTGATACTTCGTAAGAGCATCCATCTCTCTATCTTCACCCCACTTATTAAGTTGATATGCACCTTCACCAATAGCAGAAGCAAGTAAACCTACACCAGAAACAATCGCACCTGATACACTGAATACAGCAGATGCTCCTTTCTTTACTATTCCAACCGCACCTTTCATGAATGGTGTACCCGCTAACCACTGTGCTCCTTGAATAACATTACTAAGAACCCCTGCTTTTGCAGCAAACATTGCAGCAATAGCAGCAACCATAATAAATCTCTTAAATACATCCGTAAACTTATGAAATATTTCTAACCCTTTCTTACCAAATACAGCCTGAACTGAATCTTCAACAACAGTAAAAGCACTATATCCTATATTAATAATGGTTGCAATCGCATCAAACAACCACCCACCTATTTTTAAAAATCCATCCAATGCCTTACCAGCCGTTTTTAATATTGGTGCTAGTTTAGGGCCCCATTCCAATAGTTTTAATGTAATCCAACCAAGAAGAATATTACTAATAAACTTTTTGATACTGTCGAAAAAGGAGGGCATAGGAAGACTCAATCCTTTCTTTTCCTTCTCCTCACCACCTTTAGATTTCTCTAAAGTACCTTCTCTTTTTTTTCGTTTATCATCTTCCTGTATTCGTTTATCCTTCTTATTAAGTCTCTTGTCATTCTCCTTCTTTGTCTTTAAAAACTTATCAATAGAAATAGTTTTAGTATGGATTCTTAAAAGTGCTCCCCCTACCCCTTGACCTGATGGACCACTAGGTGTACTACTAACTGCCAATGCTGAATCAGAAACAGTAGTAGGTACTAAAGATGTAGTAGGAGTAGAACGAGTAGCAAGTGCTCCTCCTCCTTCATACTCTCCTTGCTTCTGCATTATATCCTTTACATTCTGTCTTCTACCCTTCTTCCCACCTCTTCCCATTAATTTATTATTAGCTACTTTCTTAGCCGATGTTTTTGCAAAAGTTTTAAGTGCAGCAGTCCAAGCCATATTATCTTACAAACCCCAAGACCTTTACTTTATTACTCATACCATGCCACCCAGGTACTACATCAAAAGGTGGTACAGTACTATTAGAATCAGGTGAAGCTACAGCACCCTCATTAGGAGGAGTTTCTATAGGAGTAACTATAACTTCTTGTTCAGGTATAGAAGGAGGTTCAGGTGTTTCAATATTCGCTGTAGAAGTAATATTAGTAATACCCTCATTAACTACTGTTGAAGTATGACTCGCCACCTTATTAATAACATCACCTATAGTATCCGATGCCATAACAACTTTTAATAAATTATTCATTGCTACTGACATATTCGATGACATTGAAGATGAATCGGTAGTAGTAACCTCTCCACCACCTTCATATCCACCCATCTTAGGTCTATTAGTTCCACCACCCATAGCATTCATTGCAGCAAGAGTACCTGCACCCCACTTATCAACTGCTCCCTTACTCATAACAAACTCACCTGCAGTTAATCGTGCAGGTACTTTATCTACACCACCTGGCCCACTCACGCTACCACCACTAGAATATTCTCTAGGTTGAGTTACTAATCCACCTGTAGCAAATTTTTGTTCCGTTTTTTTAGCATCACTTCTATCTTGTGTAGCACCTTCTCTTATCTCTGTTGATTGCTCATCATTAATACCTCCTCCCTCACTACTCCTCTTAGCAGGTGGTTTCTCACCCTTACCACTAACTAACGAATGTATACCCCATGCACCCAAACCAAGAGCAACTGCTCCTGCAACCCAAGGATTCGACAATAATGCTAGTGTAGCACCCACTAAAGGTTTTATTAATGGCACAATGAATAATGTTAATCCCTTTACTAAACCAGCCAATCCCGTTCCAAATATAAGAAAACCAGCAGCAAATATAGGCCACCAATCTCCTGCAAAACGTATAATGGCATCTGCCTTCTCTGTATTAGCAGGATCACCCCACCATTTCATAATATTTACAATCACCCTTCCCATAATAAGACTGGTTATAAAACCAACAACCTTACTAAACATACTCTTAACAGGAGCAAGCACTTTGCCTACTCCTTTCGCAAGCATTTTAAAACCTTTAGACTCTAGAATTTTTTCTCTTAGTCCTCTCTTCTTATCTTGATTCGCTTTAGCATTTTCCCGTGACCAAACCTTCTCTTGCTTACCTTGACCAATTAAAGTTTCATGAATGGAATCAACTGTACCTGCAATCTTTTCAATGGTACCTTGAAATTCAGTAAGATTATCACCACCTTTCTCTCCTGTTTCTAATGATTTAACATCAGTGGAAAGTGCTGATGATCCACGAAGAGCAAGAGCACTGGCACCTGTAGTATCTGCAGCAACTTTCTGTGCTCCACCTACTGAACTACCTTTCTTAAATCCTTCTGCACTTATCTTTTTCTGTGTAACTTTCATTCCAGCACTGGGTGCTGCTGATTTTCTATCCTTCCTCAATCTTATAATTTCTTCTTGTAAGATTGGAATCCTATTATCACTAGAATTACTAACCGATAATGTATTAACTGCCTCCATCAAAGCACTAAGATAGTCCTTATCAGAATCGATGTCCCAAGGTTCTACGATTCCAAGATCCGAAATTAATTTTATAGGACTAGCACTAATGGCTGGCATTGGCATTCTTTTGTCGTTGTTTTAACTGCTCCTCCTCAAGATGTGCTTGAAGAAGACCCACATAAATGTCTCGTTCCCAAGGCATCATGTTTTCAATCTCTGTTAAACTATATTTATGGTACTGCATCAACGCAAAATTGAGTCTGAAATAAGATTCCAGGCTCATGTATACCATGCCTAAGCGAAAAAAGACGCTAGACCCTCCAGTATCACATCACTTTTAACTTTTGTTTTTGGATTTGTTACCTTAATAGTATGAGATAACTTAGGCATTGATGTAAAGAAATTTTCAATCTCTTTAAACTGAGAGGAATTCATTGACTCAAGAAACTCATTCATCTCTTTCTTAGTACAATCTTCTGTTGCCCATACTTCATCTTGAGTATAGATCTTATCAATACAAGAACCAATCAAATCAAAAGATTGTTCCATCTGATTCTTCTCATTAAGATCAAAATTAGTTTTAATAAACTCATTAAGTGAAGGATACTTCATCTCCATCATAATATTATCATCAACTTTAATCTGATTAGTATGTTCCTCCTTCTTCTCAACTTGTATATCATCTAAGTTAATCGTCACAGGTACTTGAGTCTCATTGTCATCAGGACAAGTAATATTAATTTCTAAGTCTTCTCCCACTGACTTACCTCTAATATTGAGGAACAAATATTCAATATCAAATGTAGGAAGATGATCTACCTTAATACCTTTAGTAATTAAACAAGATTTAAGTACTGCTTTAATTGCAGTTGTAATTTGTTTAGTATCTTCACTCTCTAGAGCAAGTACAAGTAATTTTTCTTCTTTAACTAAGAAAGGTCTATACTGTATAGTCTTTCCAGTAGACGGCAACTCAAGTTCATAAGTTGGCGTAGCAATTTTTGGTAAAGGCATGATGATAAATTATGTGTATAGTATTTAGAAAAGATTTCTAACTCTTTTAGTGACTTCTCCCTTAGCAGCATTTCCAAGGAACCCACCAACCAATCCACCACCCAATCTCTGTTGAATGGTATTACCTACTGAATTACCTGCTGCTCTTGCAACAACATTAGAAATACCCCCAGGAGTAAATGCTTCTCCATTAAATATTGATTGTTTTATTGGGTCAAGGAATCCAGCTATTCCTCCTCTACCTTGATCGAGATAATATCTACTATAAGTAAATCCAACAGTGACTTTTAATAAAGAAGATGACTCATAAGATACTGGTATAGAATTAATTGAAAGAGGATAAGCATTAACGAATGAATAGGAAAGAGGTTTAGCACTCTGATTTGAATTTAGATTCTTCTCAAACTTAGTAATCTCCAACGTTCCCTTGTATTGACTAGGATACTTCATTCTATAAAAGAAATTTGGATCACTCACTTTTCCTTGAGAACTACCAGAAGTAGATTCATTAGTAATATAATTCATCCATGCTTCAAAATACCTGATAGGTAAATACTGATCAGCATCTGTATAGAAAGTTAAATCAGTCTTCTGATCATACATTCTACGGTGAACATGTCTCTCGGTAACACCAGTAAAATCATTCGTTATCTCTGCTGTTGCAAACTGTGAACCAGGTAGAGAAGCATCAGCACATAATAAATTTAATCTATCTTGATCATTAAACGCACCTACCTGATTTAGAAACGTTCTAAAGTTTCCAGATGGTTGACCAATAGTTACTTGGAAATGAGAAGTAGTAGCAGGGTTTAATAGTTTTGCTTTTACCTCTGCTAGTGTTCTAGTTCGTGGTTGGACGGGAGCCATTTATAAATACTTTTTGATCTTATATATTATGTATGCAAGATAATGGGAGAAAGTATTAAA